AACGGGCGAATATGCTGGGCGGAAGTTTATCCTTGAAGAGTGGCAGTATTTTATTGTGGCCAATCTGTTTGGCTTTGTGAACGCAGACGGCACGCGCAGATTTACACGGGCCTACGTTGAAGTGCCGCGAAAAAACGGGAAGTCAACATTTAGCAGCGCGCTGATGTTGTACGGATTATTGGCCGACGGCGAATCGGCCGCGCAGGTTTATAGTGCAGCTACTAAGTTAGATCAAGCCATGATGGTATTCGGCGAATCTGTAAGGGTTTGTCAAAATACGGATTGGCTTAAAGGCGAGGTAACGGTTAACAATAGCGTTAACAACAGGCGGATATTGTACGGGCAAAATTTATACAAGCCGCTGGAATGGAATCCTAATAAGCAGGACGGATTAAATACGCACTTTGCTTGCATAGACGAATATCACGCGCACCCTACGGACGAATTGTATAACGTAATATTTAATAGCATGGGCGCAAGGAAGCAGCCGCTATTGTTTACAATTACAACGGCAGGATTTAACCGCGAAGCACCATGCTACCGCCACCGCGTCTATTGCGCAAATGTGTTGGAGGGAAAATTAAAAGACGATGGGTTGTTCACTATTATTTACACGTTGGACGACGGCGACGATTGGGGCGACGAGCGCAATTGGATTAAGGCTAATCCTAATTGGGGCGTAAGCGTTTACCCTAGGCAGTTGCACCAAGCGCTGACCGAGGCGCGGGAGTTCGTTCACAAAGAGGTAGAGTTTAAAACCAAGCTGCTGAATGTGTGGACCGATACGGCAATGACTTGGATAAGTGACTCGGATTGGATGGCCTGCGAGCAGGATATGGATTTAGATGGGCTTGAGTGTTATGCAGGGCTTGACCTTGCAAGCACGTCGGATTTCTGCGCGTTTTCGCTGTGGTTTCCAGAATATCACGCCGTGCGCACCTGGTACTATTTACCCGAGGAAGCAATCCGCAGGCGGACGGATTCGGTTGGACAGCAGTATAAGCAGTGGCAGCGCGACGGATGGATAATAGAAACACCGGGGAACGTAACCGATTACGATTATATTCGAAAGCATATCGGCGAGTTGTGCGAACGGTATAACGTGCAGGATATAAGCTACGACCGTTACAACAGCAGCCAGCTAGTTATCCAGTTAACAAATGACGGGCTAAGCATGTACCCATTTGGCCAAGGATTTGTAAGCATGAGCGCGCCTACTAAGGAGTTGGAGCGGAAAGTAAAAAATAAAGAGTTAACACATGACGGCAATCCTGTGACTAGGTGGATGATGGGAAACATATATTTGAAAACGGATCCAGCAGGGAATGTTAAAATTGACAAGGCCAAATCGGGGGACAAAGTAGACGGAGCGGTTAGTATGGTTATGGCGTTGGGCGGTTACATGGCAGGCGCTGCGGAATCGAAACAGGATTTTTGGTTTGTTCAACTGTGAGGCCCGAATTGATTTATATCGATGAATATGTAAAAGCTTACTATGCAGAGCTACCGAACTGGCCGACTTACGAAAAAGCATTTGAAGAAATTGAGCGGCAATACATGAAAACGTTTGGGCGCAACCGATACGCAAACTATGCTACGTTTAGGGTGGTGCTGTGCCGTTGGATGAAAATAAACAAACGTTGTTAACCGATAAGTAAATAATTTAAATTTAATTTGTAACTATGCAATTCAGGCTATGGCCAAAATTTAGGACAGAAAAGCGGAGCAGTTTATCGGCGCCGCCTGACTGGTTAGTAAATACACTAAGCAATATATTCGGTATTCAAACTAAATCAGGGCAGGCCGTGAACGAACAAACTGCGCTAAGTATTAGCAGCGTTCACGCTTGCGTACGTGTTATATCGGACGGGATAGCCGGGCTAAGCTTGAAAATCTACAACGACAGCAACGGCGAGAAAATACAGATAACAAATAATTATGCGGCGGCTTTATTGAATGATCCTAACAGCTACCAAACCAAATTTGATTTTATTAAGTACATGGTGGGGCAGTTGGTATTGAAGGGCAACGCTTATGCGTTTATAAACCGTGACGCTAGATTTATTGCAATTGAATTGCACCCAATACGCAGCGAGTTTGTCGAGCCGATTATGGAAGACGGGCAGCTGTTTTATAAAGTGAACGCGAAAGGATTCCCTGGAATGATTCCGGCAACGGATATGCTGCACTTTAAAGGGTTGTGTACTGATAACCCATTGAAGGGGAAAAATCCTATCCAAGTGCATGCCGAGAGTTTGGGTATTGATTTAGCGGCTATTGGCTCGAGCGCTAGCGTTTACAAAAACGGAATATTGAAATTTTTGTTGACTAGCGACGCAATGATAAAACCCGAACAGGCCAGCGCGTTAAAAAATAGTTTGGACGATGTCATAAACGGCCAGGCGCGCAGCACTGTATTGCCTAACGGCGTAAAAATGGAGCGTTTAAGTTTGTCGCCTGAGGAAGCGCAGTATATTGAACAGCGTAAATTCTCAGCGCAAGAAATCGCCCGAATGTTTGGCGTGCCGTCGTCTATGATTGGCGCCAACGATGGCGGCGTGAAGTCGTCTGTTGAACAAGAGTTTCAGGATTTCTATGCACGCACGCTGTTAGCTTACGCGATTAATATCGAGCAAGAGATGGGACGCAAGCTTTTGACTGAACAGGATAAGCCAACGATGTATTTCAAGTTTAATTTTAATTCGCTGTTGAGAGCTACGGCCAACGATCGCGCGGATTTTTATAACAAAGGTATTCGCGGCGGATGGTTATCGCCAAACGAGGCGCGCATGTGGGAAGACATGAACGGTTATACCGATGGCGCTGGGTATATGGTTGAATCAAATTTAATACCAGCGGACAGAATGGACGAATACATGGAGGCTAAGATAATTAATCTAACAAACAAGGCATTAAACAACAATAACCCAACGGGGGACAATAATAATACACAGGCATGATTGAAAAAAGAACGATAACCGGGACGATTGAATATAGAGCCGAAGGCGATGCAATGCCCAAGGAATTGGGCGGCATTGCTGCGGTTGTTAATAGCGTGACGGATTTAGGATATTTTGAGGAAGTAATCGCACCAGGGGCGTTTGATTACGCGCTTGGGAAAGATTACGACATTCGCTGCTTATTCAATCATGAGAGCGAATTAATATTAGGCCGCACCAAGGCAAACACGTGCAAAGTATTTGTAAACGCTCAGGGCAATTTGGAATACACTTGGGTGCCTGATTACGAAAACCCTACGCACGTAAGCGTTGTGCGATCCATTATGCGCGGAGATATTACGCAATCGAGTTTTGCGTTTACAATTCGCGAGCAGATGTGGACAGAATCCGAAAAGTACGGTAATATGGGTAAGCGCGTGGTTAACGTTATTGAGGATTTATACGACGTTAGCCCTGTGACATATCCAGCGTATGAGGATACCGAAGCCGATGCGCGCAGTATTTTGAAAATGCGCGACGAGGAAAGAGAGATAAGCGACGCCGAGCAATCTAAGGCGAGCGCTGATATTATTAAATTGATTGCAATCCGTTATAAAAATTACTAAAACATGAAAAATATCAAAGCTTTAAAAGAAGAGCGCGGCAGCTTGTTAGACGAGTTGGCTGGCTTGCAGAATGTTATCGAGCGTGAAGCGCGCAGCATGTCTGAAAAAGAAACTTCCAGATTATCTGAAATCGAAGCCCGTTTATCGGCTATCGCTTCCGAGGTTGAGAAGTTAGAAAAATTGCAAACCCTTGCCGCTCAGGCTGCTGGAAACAGCGCAAGCCGCAGCGAGGAAAAGGAAAAGTCAAAAATGAAGGAGCAGTATAGCTTCAAGCGTGCTATGGAGATGGCTATTAGCGGCCGTCGCGATGGTATCGAAGGCGAGTTTAACGCAATTGCTGCTGAAGAATATCAGCGCAGCGGAGTTTCTGTTTCTGCTCATTCCATTAAAATTCCTTCCGAGGTTTTCAAGCGTGACATGACTGCAACAGGTGGAAGCTCAGGCTCTGAAGGTGGAGTAAATATCCAAACTTCTGTAGGTTCAATCATCGATGTATTGCTTCCTAAAACCGTATTGCGCGGGTTGGGCGTTCAGCAATTGAGCAACTTGGTGGGTAACTTAGACCTTCCAACTGCAAGCACTTTGCCCTCCGCTGGATGGAATACTGAAAACGGAACAGCTACCGAGAAAAGCCCTGCTTTCTCTAAGGTGACTTTTAGCCCTAAGCGTTTGGCCGCTTATATCCAAGTTTCTAACCAGTTGATGTTGCAGTCAAGCAATAGCATCGACGCTTACGTTCGTAACTGGTTATTGCAGGCAATGGCTCAATCTTTGGAAGCTGCTGCAATTAAGGGTGGTGGTTCTAACGAGCCTACCGGTATTATCGCTAACAGCAGCGTGAACGTAGTTTATGCAGGTGGTGCAACTTCAAATTCAACAAACGCCAACGGTGCTGCACCTGTTTGGGCTGACGTTGTAAACTTGATGAAGGCTGTAGAAAACGCCAACGGCGATGGAGTTGCTTATTTGACTAACCCATTGGTCAAGGCTAAATTGCAGACAACCCCACGTCAATCAAGCGGCGTAGAAGGGAACTTCATTTGGCCTGCTGGCGGTTCTGAGTTGAACGGTTACCCTGTGGCTGTTTCTACCTTGGTTCCTAGCAACTTAAGCAAAGGTACTTCAAGCACTTTGAGCGCTGCTATTTTTGGAGATTTCTCTAAGATGGCTTTAGCTTCTTGGGGTGGTATGGAGTTGACTGTTGATCCTTATAGCGGTGCAACTGCTGGATTGACTAACGTGGTATTAAATGCTTACATGGATTGCAACTTGTTGCAGCCTGCTGCGTTTGCAGTTTGTAAGGACATTGTAGCCTAATTATAACGGGGCGCGGCTCGTTATCCGCGTGGGGCGTAGGTGCTTAATTGTCGCCTACGTCCGCTAATTATGAAAGTTAAATTTTTGATTAACCCGACAGGCAAATGGAATTTGTCCTACAATGCCGGGGAGGTTGTGGAATTAGAACAGAAACAGGCCGAGCTATTAATCGAGGTAGGCGATGCCGAGGCGGTAGTGGAAGAGGCAAAACCAAAAAAAGTAAAACCCATTAACCCCGAAGAGGGCGACTAATGATAACAGGAAAACGCATAATAAGCTACAGCCAAGCGGCCACGGATTACGTTTCACTAGCGGAAGCAAAGCAGCATTTGCGCGTAACTTCCACGGCGGACGATACATATATCAGCAATCTTATTTCGATGGCCTTGGATATGTGCGGTCAGCATTTAGGCTACAGCGTCCGCAAGGCAAGCGTGCAATATGGGTTTGATTCATTGGTAGGGCAGCCTGCTATTATGAATCCCGTTAACGGGACCGAGCAACCTGTTGGCAATTTATTGCGTATTCCTTCCCGTGTAATTAGTTTAGATTCTGTTCAATATGTGGATGACAACAACACAGCGCAGGCGTTTACGGATTATATTGTATCGCCTCAGCCGTTGGGTACTTACGGCCGCACCATATTTATAACAAGCGCCCCAAGCAGCACAACCGATGACGTAACGAAATACCTGGTAACGGTTACTGAGGGTTTTGAACTTGCCACAGCCACGCAGGTGGATGCGGGCCTATTGTTTCCGCAAGCGATTAAGTTTGCCGCGTTGCTACTAGTGGGGCAAATGTATGATAATAGGCAGGCAACCGCTAATACTAGCCAAAATTCGGCTATGGAGTACGGTATTGAATTTTTACTACAACCCTATAGAGCAATTCAATTTATATGAATGCAGGCGCTTTTGACGAACTTATTACGTTGCAGAGTTACACAACTACAACGGACAGCAACACCGGGGAAAAACTACAAACGTGGACAACTTACGGCACTGCTTGGGCTAAAGTAACCGAGGCTCCTGTAGGATTAGAACAGGTAAACGGAGATAAGCGCGAACACAAACAAATTGTTGACTTTACTGTTAGATATGACGCGGCTATAGATGTTAAGCATCGAGTAAGTTGGAACGATCGTTATTTTAATATTCTGAATCTGCAGGAATTACAGCGCCGCATGTATTTAAAAATACAAACTGAACTAAGTGAATGAGGTTAAGGGCTTGGCAAAATTGATTGACGACCTGCGTAAGGCAGGCGCTGAGTTTCAATTTCAAGACACGTTAAAAAAAGAAGGCCAGCGCGTTATTGATGACGCAAAGGCATTGGCCCCTGTGGAAAGCGGCGACATGCGCGATTCGATTGGATTTATAACGTCCAAGGATAGCAAGTTTAAAAACACTGTATTAATTGGTTTGCGTAAAAACTATTATAACCATTACCTTGGCGTGATGTTTGAGTATGGCACCGAGCCACGGATACAAAAAACTTCGGGCAGATATACGGGGGAATTGACGCCCAAACCATTTATGCGGCCTGCGTTGGATAAAAACAGACAGGCGATTGTTAACGGGTTGAAAAAAGGAATCACCGAAAAAGTAACTAAATTAGCGCAAAAATATAATTTAAAATAATCATGGCAACTACAGGACCAGTAAACGGCACGCTGATAGCAATCTACAAGGATATATCAGGCACACTTACCAAAATCGCAAACGCCACTTCTAACAGCTTCGATATTACTTCGGATATGATAGACGTAACCAACAAAGACAGCGCAGGCTGGAAGGAGTTTATCGTTGGAGAAAAAGGCTACACGATGAGCGTTGAAGGTATTTTTGAAGAGGACGGCTCAGTGGGTGCCGGTGCATTGTCTTGGAAGGACGTGATCACCGACCTAACTGCAGGTACTTCCGTTACTATCGTAATGACTTCCAACGTAACTGGTGACATTAAATTGAGCGGCAGCGCTTATTTCAGTAACTTGAATTTAACCGCTCCAAACAACGACAAAGCGACGTTCACAGCCACCATTCAAGGAACTGGAGCGTTGACAGTAGGCACAATCTAATTTTGGTTGGTTTTCATAATGAGCATTTGCCCGCCTAAAAAGCGGGCTTTTGTGTTATATTTGCAACATGGAAATTAAACTAAAAGATAAGATTTACCCGATGACGTTTAACATGAACAGCTTAAAGGCAATTATGGTGGACGCTGGGATGGAAACATTTGCGGAGTTGCAGACAAGTGGCGACCTATTAAAGCAGCTAGATTTCGGATTGTTATGCGCTTACCATGGTATTAACGAGGCGGCAGAATGCAACGGACAGCCTAAGCCGTTTTTATTATTAGCTGATATCGGCAGACAGGTGCAGCGATTTACCGATTTGCTTCCAGCGATTACAGGTTTTAGTGAAGGCGCGAGCGAATTTTTTAAATCGGACGAAGCCGGGGGAAAGTAAAAGCCAAGGGCGAAGGCGCGCCGCTGACTTGGTTAATAATTGAGCGCATAGCGTTTGGCGAGATGTGCATGAATGAAAACGATTTTAAACGATGCACGCCAAGATATTTCCGAATCCGATTGCACGGGATGCGCGAAGCACAGATGCAGCAATACCGCAACGATTGGGAGCGCTGTAGATGGCAAACTTCAGTATTATTATCGCCGCACAGCAAGCGGCCAATTGATCCGAAGAAATTAATTACATTCGATTGGGAGCGTAAGGAGTTAACAATAATCGAAGAGGTTGAAAAATATCGGAGTATCTTTGAGAAGTTAACACCAATACCAACAGCATGAGCGCCGTAAAAGTAGCCTATAATATTTTAGCAAATAACGCAGCATTGACCACGCTGGTAAGCACGCGGATAAATCCGCTACGCATACCGCAAGGCAGCGCGTTTCCTGCGATAGCTTACAACCTAGTGAGCATAATTCCAACGCCTACCAAGTCAGGCCACAGCCGCACAGATTTTGCGCGCGTGCAGGTAAGTATATTTGCGCCGACTTATCAGCAGTGTAGCCAAGTGGCGGATGCAGTTCGCACGGCGTTTGAGGCGGTGACATTACCAGGTACATTTAACACGGTGAAAACCCAAACCATTGAGTTTGATGGACAGCAGGAATTGACAGACGACGAAGCGGACTTTGCAGGGGTTTATCAAATATCGCAGGACTATTTAATTAATTACACACGATGAGCAGGTTGAACGTAGCCATTGGGGCGGATATTACAGAACTTGAAAAAGGCTGGGGCAAAGCAATTAAGCTTATCGCCGATGGCGGCAAGGAGATGACGGCCGATGTAGCAAAGGCCGCTAAAGATATTCAAGACCGATTAAACACGCTAGCGAATAGCAAGCCGACGGCTAGAGTTGTAAAGCAATTGCAAACTATGGCAA